TAATTCTACAGGATCATATTGAATTTCAGGATCAACCGGTTTAAAAAAAGATTTAAAAGCTTTCATATAGATATTTAATATGTCTCATTAATGTACTCTACAATATCAGTATAATTACATGTATCATTTTCGCTAATAGCTTCTTCTAAATTTTTACGAAATGTTTCGGACATCTCACACAGTACATCATCTTCTAGATCTAATTCTAATAATGAGCTAATACTATCTATATTTTCATAAATTAAATCTATATGGTTTTCGAGTTTTTTAAGGATAGCAGTTTTTTTCATTTTTATATTTTTATATATAGGTCGACTGCTATAATTTATTATAATTTTTAGAGTAATGTTTTAATAAGTTAATAACATCACTCTTAAGATAGTTACAATAAATAGGTACAAATTTCGACTCGTTAAGAAAAAAGATTACTAATTTAGAACATTTTTTACCTGTTAATTCTTCCTGCATATATGCATATATCGATAGCTGTAATGCGTAACTATTGAATTCACAATAGGTTAAATGATCGATAGGAGATTTAAAATACTCACCATACTTACTAGTAAATAGAAATCTTTTATTAGTCTTAAAGTCTCCTACCGTGAAGGAATTTTCATGATTAAAAATTAAATCAGCTGTACCTGCTAATTTATACTTAGAGTTAAAAAGTAATTTTTCACTATCAAATGTTTTAAAGCTATCTATATGTTTACTAACAATGTCGTCGTATGATCCATATAACCACTTGTAATCGTTATTGACTTCACCTACTGTTATATAATCCTCTAGTAGTTTGTGTATATGAGTACCTCTGTCAGTAGATCTCTTATTCTCGTGCTCCCACATTTCTAATACTAATTCTTGAGGTACACCTTCACGTTTAGCCACTCTTAGTGAATGTAGCTCTTTATCAAAGATTTCTTTATATTTCGAAATGAGTGTAGTTGTAGATATATACCTCTCCTTTGTAATACTATCAGTATACGAATGAGCCGCTTCATCAAATACAATCATAATATGATTATATTATAGTTCGTTATTAAATCAATAATAGCTACCGTAAATATCTGTATTATTAGGTGTCATATCTAGGACTGAATCTTTAGATGTATTATCGATATCATTAACATACTTTTTAAGTTGTGATGATAGTTGACCTACAATACTGCTGCTTACTATACCTGAGAATGAATTTTCAAATATTTGATCATTAACCGCTTCACCGGTAAGTGTAGGCTCGAATGAATATTCGAATCTCTTAGCTTTCAATCTATAAACATAATGACCTAACATAGGATTAAGTTTTGCAACATCTTGATCACACCTTTCTGTAATTTCGAAAAACTTCGAACCTCTACCATTAGGTCTATCACACCCTAGAGCAGTTAATTCAATTAAATCACCTGCTTTCGGTTCTATAGATTGATTAAAACTAGCATAATTCACACGTGGTGAGAGAGTATTAGTAAAAGTTGTAATGTGTACATATCCAGTAAGGTCATCTCCTGATGCATAACCAAATCGTGATAAGCTTATAGCATTCTCTGTCAATTCTATATACAGCTGTAAACTATGTGGACCATTAAACTTACTTAAAGCATCCTGACCGTAAAGTACATCGGCAGTAGATAAGTTAAATGTATTAACATAATAGTTTATAGGTATACCGTAGCTATTAATTAAATCCTTGTATGCGTTATCATATACAAGCTGCTCCGCTTGAAAATTAGATGGGTTAACAAATTGCGCGCACGCTGTACCAGCGTTAGCAGCAAACACACTATTTGCATCGCATTCTTTACGGGTAGTGTTACAACTCATATACGTTTACGGGGTTTACGTTTTTTAAAAATACCTGCTTGACCAAATTTATTTGATATCATTACAACTTCTACTCGAGAATTGCCTAACGTTTTTGTAGCGCCCGGTTCAAACTCTAGATTATACTTTCTAAGTAAATTTTGCAAAGCTAAACCTACTAGTCTAGTTTTTTTGAGTTGACCACTGCTAATTTTAGCAACTATATTGTCTTTGTATTTATATTCTTTTCTCTTTGTGTTTAGATGAAATCGGCCTATCCTGTTAGGATCCTTTCCATTACTCATTCTAGGATTCATTATAGGATCACCCTTAAAGTATTCGACAAGATAATCTTTGTATGTTACCATTACTATTATTTATACAAAAAAAGCCTAATGGCTTTCACCATTAGGCTTGAATTATTTTATTTTATTTGTTATGTTATTGTTCGAATGCAGATTTACCTGTTTTATGTGAACCTACTTTGTTATTTTTACCATCCACATACTTGGCTGTAACACCAGCATGACCGAGATCACCGTCGTCTCCTACTTTATCTGTATACTTAGAGGATGCAGAGCCGCCTGCAGGTTTAAGATTACCTACTTTGTTGCTTTTACCGTCATTATACTTGGCATTAACAACAGCGTGTCCTAACTCTTCTTCGTCTTCCTCTCCCATTCCCATATCCATCTCATCTTCACCTCCCACTTCATCTTCGCCCATTTCATCTTCGCCCATTTCATCTTCGCCCATTGCAGCGCCGATGATATCTAAAAGTTTTTCTGCAGTCGCGCGATCAAGAGTAATGGTAACATCACCTTCACCGACTTCGCCTAACTCATCATCTGGCATTGTTTCATCTAGCCCGAGAGCGTCGAGGTCATTACCCTCTTCACCTTCATCGTAAGGACTACCCATAGGAGCGCCTGGTTGTTGACCGAAAGATTCTTTCATTACATTGGCGTAGAGCCTGTCGAATACGGATTTTTGTCTCATAAAATTATTTAAGCTGCTGCTAATTATTTTTCTACTTTCTTTTAAACTTTCTTTTTTTTCTTTTTTATCCTGATTAGCTTTGCAGTGTTTGCATTTATTACACTTACAACCTTTTTCTGCATGTACGCATGCTTCTTCATCCTCACCACGCATGCATGCTTCCTCGTCCTCTTCAGATAATTTATCTATATTATATAAATTTAATTTTTTTTGTTTATCTGTCAAGCCTCTTTTATCTACTAATGCTTTTTTAAATCCACCTTTCTCTTGTGGTCCTCCATCCTTAAGAGGAGCGTCGCCGATAGTATTAACACCTTCAGCTACAGTCTTTACTTTATTGAGGATACTACCATAAGCATCTCCTAGGGAATTTAACTCTTTACTTTTAGATCTTGACATATAACTATTTATATAATATGGCCTCAAATAATACAAAAAGTGAATACTATTTAGGAAATCCTAACTTACCTAATAAACACTGGAAGGAGGAATATACAAGTGATATGGTTCGTCATATCAAAAAGAGTAAGGTTAACTTGCTGCATTTTGCTGAAAACTTTTTTTATATTATTGATCCCGATGAAGGTAAGGTTGTAATTGAACTATTTCCTTTTCAAAAGAGAATGTTACGTACTCTACGCGATAATAGAAATGTAATATTGCTTGCTTCGCGTCAGGTAGGCAAGACAACAATGCTATCTATATATGCACTATGGGTTGCTTGTTTTAATGAATATCAGAATATTGTTATTGTAGCTAACAAGGAAGCTACTGCTATTGAAATTTTTAGACGAGTGAGGTTAGCATATGAGGAATTACCTAACTGGCTCAAGCCAGGTGTTAGAGAATATGGTAAGACCTCGTGCGAGTTTGAAAACGGTTCGCGTATCAGTATTAGTACTACAACAGGTTCGGCTGCCCGGGGTGCATCTATTAATTGTCTTATCGTCGACGAGATGGGTTTCGTAGAACCTCAGTCTATTTTAGAAGATTTCTGGAGATCAGTGTTTCCTACTATTTCACGCTCTAAGAAGTCAAAAGTGCTAATAGCATCTACACCAAATGGTACAGATAACTTATTCCATAGACTATTTTCAGGAGCCGAAAAGAATGAAAATGGATTTGTTTATGAACGGGTAATATGGTCTGATGTGCCAGGCCGAGATGAGCAATGGAAGTTAGAGCAGGTAAAAGCACTCGGTAGCATGGATTCGTTCCTTCAGGAATTTGAATGTCAATTTTTAACTACAGGTGATTCGTCTATTGACGAGGGATTATTTTATGAGTTATCTCAAAAGTGTATAACTCCTAAGATAGTATTAGATGACGGTCATTATAAAATCTGGGATGAACCTGACGCATCCCGCTTATATGTTGTTGGTGTTGATATATCAGAAGGTGTAGGTGTTGATGCTAGTGTAATCCAGATTTTAGATATTACTGATATTAAAGATATAAAACAAGTTGCGGTGTATCATAATAGAACAATACCTCCGTTAGAGTTTACTAATAAATTATATGCTATATTACGTAATTGGGGTAACCCGCTTGCTTTAATAGAGCGTAATAATTGTGGTGCACAAGTGGTTGATAGAATAGGTTTTGATATGGGGTATGAAAAAATTGTCTCTTATGGTGCGAAGGAAGCTAACCGTAACCGTCCTCAGTTAGGTATGATAGCTCATACTAATACCAAATACAAGGGTATTATGAATATGAGATATTTTGTAAATGAAGTAAAGACAATAGAATTTAGAGATATAGATACACTAAAAGAGATGAAAGATTTTGTGAGACACCCTAACGGTGTTTGGCGCGCTAAAAATAATACTCACGACGATAGAGTAATGTCGCTCATGTATGCTTTATATATACTAGAGAAAGATCTGACAGATAGGTACTTCGATATATTGGAGTTAGATAGTCAAGGAAAACCGTGTTCTATAGAACCTATGGATTTTGGTGTACGGATGTTTGAAGACCCTACTTCAATATATTTGGATAATAGTGTAGTAGATTCAAGCGCAATAGGACTAACTCCTATAGTATTTGGTATGGATGATACAACAGATACTAGCGACTTAGATGACTTATTAGCTTCTGGTTGGGTCAATCTTGGTTAAATACTATTATGTCATCTAATTTTTATACACAGTCATCACTTAACAAATCTCGTGTTGATAAATTCCGTATGGTGTTTACCATACCTTTAGCGTTGCGGAAGATTAATAAGCGTAGCGAAAGATCTACTAATACCTTAAAGGAAGAGTCGATGCAGCTATCTATCTACGGTACTATTGTGCCAGAGATTGTAGTACCTGCACTACTAGTTAGATACACTGGTAGCACCCTATACACATCTACTCATCAGAAATCACCCTACCCAGCAGTAACGGTAAAGTTTACAGTAGATAATGAATATAATAACTACTGGGTTATATACAAGTGGTTAAATTTACTACACGATGAAAAGACAGGTACATTCGACAAAACTAATTTAATAGGTGATGATGTCTTTTTAGATTATCAAACCGATATATCGATATATGGTTTAGATGAATACGAGAATAATAGAATTAAATTTACCTACACAAAAGCAGTACCAACAGCTGTAGGTGAAATAAAATACAACTACAGAGAAGCCGCGGAGATAGAATCGTCGTTTACATTTGTATACTCTCAACTACACACAGAACTTTTAAACACATAGTTTTGAAAACTTGACAAGAAAACCATAAATATCTGTATGGCAAAACGAATGATACAATCACCAGGTGTGGAGATCAACGAGATAGACTTATCTCTTAGACTACCGACTCCTGCAGGCACTACAATTTATGCTACTGGTTTTAGTGATCAAGGACCAGTTGATGAAGTTATACAAATCTCTAGCATAAATGAATTTGAACAAATTTACGGTCTACCGAACACACCTGCAGAGAGATACTTTTATCACACTGTCAAGGCTTGTTCGCAAACACAGGCTAAGCTTCTCGTAAATAGGTTACCATATGGTCCTAGCACTGGCGATGGTTTCGGTTCATATATTTCGGTATTAGCTTACCCAGCAGCTGTCACAAGAACTGATACTGCAACAGGAACTAGTTATACAGCTCTAACAAGCTTTTCTGATGCCCTATCCAGTACCTTAACATACTTTATCGGAGCTCCAAAACAGCTTAATCTAACACAGACTGAATATTCACAACTATTAGCTGGAACCCTTGGTGGCGGTACTTCTATATGGGGTAATAACAGTACACCTAGCTCGTTTACAGGAGCAACCACAATAGCACAAGTTATAAGTTCATCTGCGTTTATTATTGTTAATAAAGGTCAAACAACAATCAATAACCGAGGCCTCGGATATTATATTGGCTTAGCTGATAACACTTCAATTAACCCTGCTAGTGCATATACATCAATTCTTGAAACATATACAGTAGCTACTACAGGCACAGCAGGTGGTATTGCGAAAGCTGGTTTAGTAAAAATACCTACCGCTAGACTTGACTTCACACTATCAGCAGAACCTGGTTATACACAAGGCAGTATCTCGCAAGTATTAGAAGAAGATATAACTACATACGATATTGGAACTACTTTCTATGATGATACTCTAAACCTAGGGTTATTTAAATTGCGGGAATCAACTTACTCTAATAGTTCCAATAGTAATGCATTGAATTATGTATTAGAGGAACGATACAATGGCGCTATTGGTTACGATCGAGTACGGCCTAGTAATGATGGCAGACCTGTGAACTTCTTCTTAGAGAATGTTGAAAGTAACTCGCGTAACATTGAGATATTAGTTAATCCTTTTGTATCCAATGTAAACACAACAGTTCCTCTAAATGCTGATGGGTCTCCAAAGCGTAGAGTTCGTATGCTAACCCAGCAATTAACAGGTATCACTCCTACATCTGGTTCATTAACTGTCGGTGCATCCTCTTCCCAAATTGGTACTTTTATAGGTCAGCTAAATACTGCTGACGCACTATTCCCTCTCGGTGCATATACTGACTCTAACAACAGCTTAAAAGTTATTGGTGAGGTTCCTGCTAAAGTTGATCGTGCATTAGAAGGTATACGCAACTCTGATATATATGATGTAGATATTTTAGTAGAGGGTGGGTTAGGTACCATATATACTGCTACTAAATCTAACAATGTTAGTACATTTAATGATATAGAAGCTGTCGCAGCGATAGATGCTTTAAGAACATCTAACGATTTAACTAATACAGTAGCCAGAGGGTATTATACCGATGTATTTAATGAGTTTGCAAATTTTGCCGGTCCTCCTAAAGATGGTGGTCGTGGTGATATGTTATTTATTGCTGACCCACTACGCCAAATTCTTGTAATAGGTAAAGACACGAAGGTATTATCTGACAAGAGTAAGATCTTTACAAGAGATGTGTACTGGGCACTTCGACATCAGTTCGAGCTCTGCAATACCTCGTACGCAGCTGTATACGCTAATTACTTACAAGTAACAGACGCCTCAAGTGGTCTCGCAGTTTATATACCGCCATCAGGCTTCGTAGCTTCTAAACTAGTATCTACCGATTCAGAAGTTGGTCCATGGGGTGCACCTGCAGGTTTCAACAGAGGTATAATTACCAATGTAACCGATGT